GGCTTTATTAAAAATATCAAAGGAAGCATTATAGGTAACTGAATTACTGGCCCCACCTACTTTTATTTCTGTAGTGTTAGAGCCCGTAAGGTGAGTTACAACATAATTATTTCCTGGGGTTGTATCATTTTCACGTACGTGGAGTAGTCTTTGTAATTGCCCTGCATTAAAATATATGTTATAACTGGGTTTAATACTGGTTTGTATTTTAGGGTCAAAAAATCTAAGATTAATATCTGAACCTATAGGAAAATCCTTATAAAATGATTGGTAGAATCCTTTTCTAGCATTATTATTAGTATTGATATTATCCCCCCTAACAGTATGTCTAGTAACACTTAAATCTTCATGGACTGTAAGATATTCATGTACAGTAACATATGAAAAACCGGGGTAAACTAATAGTGAAGCATCATCTACTTGAGTACTAGTAGTTTGTCCTAAACCTATTACTCTACTACCTAAGTATATGTTTCTAGAAACATTTTGAATAACTGGGGTTTTACCATAGCTAACATCTCCTGTTGTAAATTTATTAACTTGAGATCCTTGTAATTGTTTACCACTATAACGGGATGATTTCCATGCTTTAGTTTCTAAAATAGAATCATTAAAATCAAAGTTTACCTTTTTATCTACAGGAGCAAAGGGAATAATTTCAAATAGTTCTGATGCTTCAGAACTTATTAATCTTATTTTTTTTATTTTTTCTGAGGTAGGAATAGGGAGATCATATTCTACATTATCTTCTAAATGATAAACACTACCACGGGTATAATTAATAGCATCAGTAGAATAGTCTAGTCTATAATCTTGGTTAGTAGATGTAGATTTAACTTTAACTCTAACTTTTTCTAGAGAAATACCATCTTCATATTGATAATTAATTTCAAAAACATTTAGTGCCTGAAATAGAGCAGTACCATTAAAGGTAGAAGTACCAAAAATTTTAAGTTTTTTAATTCTAGGGAGTGCATGACCTTCATTAGATTGTGTATGTAATCCTTTCCATGCTAACCCATCTATAGTAAATGGTGGTTCTTTAATTACTCTAGTAGCAGATGCGCTATAATGTAACGGAAAATCTTCTAGGGCATTATTAGTTGAGAAATTAATTTGCCTCGCAGGGCAAAAAGGTTTATCAGATCCCTCAAGGTATGTAACAAAATAATCAATACTATTAGTGTCAGAATTACCCGTAGACATTTGTATTCTGTTTACTCGTGGTGATGTACCTGTAAAAGTAATATCAAACCCATAACTTTCACCTGAATTAACACCAGCAAAACTACATTGTGTAGAAAGATCATTATCTAACACATTAGAAACAAAATTAATACTCATACCACCTCCACTTGATGTTGCAGATAATTCACCACTAGTTATAGTACGTTTTTCTTCTCTAGGATTTCTTAAATCTATTTCCCACCCTTGTGTTCTACTAGGGGCAGTATTTATTAAAAGGGTACTGGTTTCTAAATTTCCATCTACAGCTAACGGAAGGGGGAGTGAACTTGATACATTTCCCTGATGAGTTCTATCAGAAGTAGCATTATTAGGATCATAGTTTCTAGAAGAAGTAAGTGCACTAATCTGGCCAACCTCGAATAAAGGTAATAATTGGGCTCCTTTTATATTGTTTTCTCTCATTTTAACTTATACTATAAAATCTACTTTTTCTACTAGTTAAAGCTGTGTTTTCAATAGCTGTAGCTGAGCTACCTTGAATAATAACTTTATCTACATCAATAAGTACATTATGTTCTACCTCATGTGTAGAATTTGCTAATGAAGCTGTAGCTTTTAGATTAAAAGGGTGTTCAGTAATTTGTTCATAGTCGATGTTTGTACCACCAAATTTTGCCCTTTCCAAATAATGTGGCTCAATAACTAAACCTGTTTTTAGGTTGGTTTTAGCTGGGACAAAGTCTTTAATCATTTTAAATAATGTATGATCAAAGAATTGGATGGTTCTTATATAATCACCTATTCCTAATTTTCTTTCTAATTTTTGGGTGTAAATATCTCTAATTGTTTTTAAATCAGGATAACTACCACTTGTATAATGTGTTGGATCACCTATATAATCATCTAATCTAAATCCACCTAAGGTGTAAATTATATCTTCGTTAATTTCAAAAGTTGGTGAGAAAAATACTCCTACATCTGAATAATCAAGTGGTTGTCTATCTTGGGGTGATGTTTCAACTGAAATAAAAGGATCTAAGAAATTATCATCAAATGTTCCATTATCAATTCTAATTTTATCTGAAACCATTCCTGAACCTACTGTATCGGGTGTAGTTAAGTGGTGGGTTTCTTCTATAGAGTGGGTTTTTGCTGTTCTTAAAGTTGCAGTAGTGCTTGTATAAGTAAACCCATCAATATTAGGTATTTTATTATATTTAGAATTTGAATGGGCATTAATAATAACAGCATCTTCATCTATATCCCCAATATCCGAACCTAAAGGGAATCTAAACTTCAGTGTATCATAACTTGAACTAATAGTATTACCATTATAATTAAAAGGAGATAATGATTGGGTTACTATAGTATCCTCTGTAAGTATTTCTGTGTAGGCTCTGACTTCTTGGGCTTTACTTTTTCTATAAGGATTAGCATCAGAAATTCCAAAAACCCCATCATTATCATTATCCATAGGGATATAGTATAAATCATGATTAGTTCCCTGGAATACGTTTTCAGCAGTTAAAGTAAGTTTTTGTAAAAATATATTTTTATTAAATGAAGTTTGAGTAGCATAAACATTTATTTGGTTAGATGAACCACTGTCCCAAGTAAGGCTAAAATTCCAAGGTTTCCCATTAAATAGAGGGATTAAAGAACTTGTAATTACTGTGGTGGAACTAATACTATCAGAAAGACTACCAGTGCATATTACTAATTTACCAAAAGAAGCACTCACACTAGGTTCTATTAACTCATTGTTACTTTTAGATACAAAAAGAGCAAAATTATTATTACCACTCTCCCTATGGATGGCAAATATAGGGACTTCGCTAGAGGCACTTGGGATAACTCTTATTTGTGCTGTTTTGATACTTTCAGCTGGAGTAGGGTCTGTGATTGCATTATTAATTTTAACTAATCCAACGTGTGAACCATTACTACCTACATCTACCATACGGCTTTCTTTTTGATAGCTGAATGTTCTAAATCCCGTTTTATCTACTAATGGGCCCCCATATTCTTTAACATGGAGTACTGTTTCAGGAATACCATAACATGCAATTAATGCTTTTAATCCACGTTCAGTACCTTTTGTTTTTAAAAGATATGGAGCATTATGGTATAATCTTTTCCAGATTTCTTTTGATATATCACCTTTAGGGATAGAGTTAAGAGAAGAAGTTACCATAGTAGACCCGTCTGTAGCCTCATATCTAAACGCTGCTGCTCCTTTATTATTACCTAAAAAGTATTCATATATATTAGCATTTTCAAATTGACTATAGGCGCGAATTCCTTTTTCTGATAGTGCATTGAAAACTAATTCTTTGGATATACCATCATTAATACCACTATGTGCTTGGTATTTATCGGTTAAACTATCAATATAAGCCCAAATACCATCAAAGTGTTGAGCTATCATTTCAACAAATAAATTAAAACCTTCGTTTTGAATATTATCTCTAATATCAGGTGGAATAGCTTTTGTTAAGTTATAAGGGTTACAATCATCAAATAAGCTAGCACTTAACATCATACCCCCATAATAAATGTTTTCGGATTCATTTAAGGGTGCACCAAACCAAGCTACTGCGGCAGGGGAATTAGTATTAGCATTTATATGAGGATATGTACCAGTAGTAGTTTTAGGCCAAGCATAAGCGCCAGATTCAAAATATAAGTATCTTTCATAATAATCAAACCCCTCTATTACTTTATCCCTTTTTTCATTAAAAATTCTTTGATTTTCTATAGTAGGAAATGAAGAAGATGCAGGGCCTGTAATTGAATTTAGTGTATTTACTTGTGATTTATAAGATTCTAATAAACTTAATTTATATCTAAAGTTTTGTAATCTTTCAGTAGCTGAGCTGAAATGGATAAAGTTTTCAAAGTGATACCCAGAAGGTGTGTCAGGATTATCAAATTCTAAATCTAATGGTATACTACTACTAAGATAATTTTGAAGATTATTAAAACTTGAAGTTATAGACCCATTATTTAATAATTCATCATACGTTCTAAATTCAGAAGAAACACTTAATTCGTCATTATATTCTATTTCAAAATTAGGACCCTGGAGATTAATACCAATATCTTGAGTAGGAGATGTTCCTAAATCTGATAGTACATTTATAGGGTTAATTATATCCTCATAAACTCTAAAATTATTACCCGTTGTAACGCTTGGGGGTAATGGTTCATATAATTTAATTAATCCAGTTTCACCATCTACTTGAGCATTAGTTATTAAAGAAGTAACTCCATTACCAAAACTTAAATTTAAGTCTTTAAAATATGAAGTTGAATTAACTAAATTAATTAAATCTTTAGCTTTAGTTATAAAATTATCTATACTTAATTTATTAGAAATATATCTAATTTCTGTTCTGGAAGGGGATATTTCTGTAATAGTAAACCTTCTTGCAGTGCCTGAAGTTAAAGTTTTACGTTGAAAAGAAAAATTTAGTGTATATTTACCTGTATTAAAACCATAATCTTTTAATACTTGTTCAAAATCAATATCTATTGATTTTTGATCTTCATAGGGGGTATAATCAGTAAATTCTTCATCACTAATTAATACATTCCCATTACCATCAAATATAGTTAATTCAATCGAATCATTGGATTGACCAAATTTGCGGATTAAATCTTTAGATTGAACTTGATTTAAATCAACAGCATTTAAATGTTCTATAGTAGATGTGTTAATTATCATTTAGGTTATATATTAATTAGGGTCTATCACTATTACTTGTACCATCGGAACCTGAGTCAATTACTACAGTACCCGGCCATATTTCATTTATTTGTTCATCAGATAAATTACCTAAAGTAGCTAAAGTTTCTTGAGTAGAAAATTTAATACCTCTTAAACGATCAACTTCTTCTTGAATATTATTTTTATTAGCTATTAAATTTGCTAATCTTTCTTTTTGTTCTTCTGTTAGTGCCATTTTTAATATGATCTATTATTATTCCCACCAGAATCTGAAGTTACAGTTATTGAACCACCTTCCCCTGAACCATAAGTTTCTTCGTAATAAATTGGGTCTAAATTTTTTAAAGTAAGAATTTGAGGGTTGTATTCATCTCTGATTTCTTTATTTAACTTAGTTATTAAAAGTTGTTTTTCTTCTATATCGGCTTCTAGTGCTTCTATATATTTGTCTCTAGTGTCATAATTATTAGGATCTACATCAGGATCACCATTTTCATCATATATCCAGTTTAAATAAGATATAGTATCTTCTGATGCATTAAGAGTTGGATCAAATTCTTCACCGAAATTACTTTCTTTTAAATTAGGAAATCCTCGGGGGATATTTTCTAACATAGTTCTAGTAATTATAGGGATTAAATCAGTATCAGGCGTACCATTAATTGATAATAAAATAGCACGTATCATATCAGTATTCCATTCAATATATCTTCTATATCCTTTATCCATATAATAATATTGATGGGGTTCATTAAGTTTAACTATAGTACCATTTTTAAACACAGGGTGTTCTTGGATTTCTTCAGGGTTTGTTAATTGGCGTTCTAAGTCAATTATTTGCTGTTCTAATCCTATTATAATAGCATCTTTAGGGTCTACATAATTTCTTACAAAATCTGTACTTTCCTTAATTAAGGACGAGTGAGAATTGATTCCCTCTTTAGGAAGATCGTAAAATATTTCATTATATCTTTTAAAAAATCCTGGTATATCTATAGAAACTGGTGGTTTAGTTAGTTCACTAAAAGAATTATTTACTTTAGAAAGTAAAGCAGTTTTACTATAGATTTTTTTTACAAAATTAATATCACCTACTGGTGAAGGTTCAGTAGGGGTATCATTAGTGTCATCAGGGACAACGGGGCTTACAGGATTACCTTGGGTATCACGGAAAATTGTTGTTTTTCCTATAGTTATATCCTTTCCTGTATCAACTCCTTTATTATTTGGTATTTCAGTTCCGTAAGCCATTATGTTTTAACTACTTTAAAGTAATATTTGTCATCATAAACTTGGATACCATCATCGTTTTCATGTTTAAATAATAACTTATAGTATCTTTCTTCTTGTAAACCGTTCATATATATTTTAAAGTACATTCCTTCTGCATCAGCGCTTAGTTTTGATTCTTCACCAAAGGGGATTAATACTTCTTCAGTAGCATAATCAACTAGGGAATAAAATGATCTACTAGTAAAATAATTAACGTCTAGGAAATTTGAAGTAGTAGTAAATTTTCTTGTAGGATATAATTCTCTTATATTAAGCCTAAATTTATATTCTTCAGAAGTTCTAAATTTTTCTTTATTATTTCTTAAAGTAACATAACATTCCCCTGAAGTTTTAATTTGGTTATCACTAATTCCATGTTTTTCTCTATCATATTCTGAATCATCCCACGAAATATCTAAAAATGGAGGGAATATTGTATGGGTATCCATAGAAAAATAATTTAATTCTCCATCATCTATAGCAGTAAATTCTTGGCTGCTTGATCTTTTAATTAAAAATCCATTATTTTCTATACCTTCAGGGTAAATAGAACCAAATAAACTATTACTAACATGTTTAAGTACAGGTGTAGTTAAGTCTAAAGATAAATCTAAATCATCGTTATACCCATAAGACCTACTTACATTAAATCCAGTATTTATAATAGGGCTAGTATCAAAATAAAAACTAGTACCTCCTGGGGAGGCATCTATATAGCTAGCGGTTACTCCAGGAGAAAAACTATGGGTTTGCCACTTATCCCCTAACGGATCATTAGATATAGCATCAGGGCTACCATTTCTATAAATCCAAGAACAACCATCAGATATTGTGGGAGAATTATCATACCTTCCTGTTCCGTTAGTCCAACTTTCTGCTATTGGTCTTACCTGTATATGTTGATTTACACTTAAATCTCGATGTTCTGTTTGGAATAAATTTAAACTGGCACTAAATGTATTAGTATTTACTTTATTTTGAATTACATCATTAATTTTATCCTGTTTAAATTGGATTAAGATTCTACTAGGGTAGAAATTTAAATCAGTGTTTGATTCTTCATCTTCTAAAGTTAGAATTTCATCTATCCCTGTATTTAATATTGCTCTCGTAGGATGAGAGTATATTGTTGTGTCCTGTTCTGGAAATAAAAAATAATGTGCCATAGTTTTATAATGTTACTCTACCTATTATATCAGTATTAGGATATTTTAATTCAAATATACTTGGATCTAATGATGGATATATAGTATTATTTCTTGTTGCTGATTCAAAATCATATTTGAACTTAGAATAACCTAAGTTTTCTCCAAATTTGTTTTCTATAACTAAGTCTTTAACATTTAATACCCCATCTATATTATATAATATACCTGTTATGTCTCCTTTTACTATAGGTTGGTTAATTTGCCAATTATCTACATTAAAATAATCTTGTAAGGCTTGGATACTTTGTAATAACACACTATCATTAGAAAATCCAGATCTTACAGAAATACCAAACTCTACTTTAAAATTAATAACAGAAGCATTTTTGATATTAATGGCATCAGTTAACATTCTGTATTGTTCTAAATAGGTGGCTAAATTAATTTTGGCGGCTTCATTAAGAGTTACTAAGTTTTTATTTGTGTCATATCCTAAAACATATAAATTTAGGGCATTAGGATTAGTTACTCTTCTATTAGTATCTAGTGATATTTGGGTATCTTGAGCCATATATGCCTTAGATACAGAACCAAATTGTGGGGGCATAGCTAAACACCTAAATAAATAATCTTCTTTAGTTACAGTTCTTTGTTGAGAAGAAAAATTAGCAATAGCATTTAATCTAATATCCTCAGCAGTATCACCTGGCCCCCCACCAGTAGCAGGACCTGGGTTATTACAAGCTACAGAATCTGCAGCTGCTGTTAATAAACCTGAATTTAATCCTCCTTGTCGGGGAATTGTGGTTACATCTCCTATTCTAGTAATAGTATTTGAATTTACATTTGAATTAATTCCACCTCCTACTAAATAAGTTACAGTTAAAGTAGTATTTGAAGGAACTTCCCCATATGCTTTAGTGTGTAAAAAATTAGAAGGATCATATGATAAATCTAATAAAGACCTTCCATCTTTAATTCCTAAACCTACATTATCAGGGTTAGGAATTATAGTTGTATCTTCATCACCTATAGAGCCAGCACCAAACTGAATTTCAAGGTTTGTATTAGATCTAAATCTAGATACAAATCTTTTAGAAACCTTTTTATTTCTTAATAAAAAAGGAACCTGATTATTATACTGTTTTAATTCGGGATCGTTAGCTTCTGTATTAGGTACTTCTTCAAATACAGTTTCTTGTGCTAAATAAGGTACTTCTACATACTCATTTCCATCAGAATCGAGTATTGATTGTATACCTATAATATTACTATCATCTAATGATAGGGTTTTAAACCTTTCAGCAGCCCCTATATCAAAAGACTTAGTTTTGATTTCAGCACTTATAGCTTTAACTTTCTTTTTTAAGAGATAATAATCTGGAATTGTTCCATCTAATGAATATACTGTTTGTTCTGTAGGGTCATTAGATGAACTAAAAGCAAAATTAACTTCGTTTTGTGTTAGGAAGTTAATTTCTGTGTTGTTATTAGGAAGGAATGAAGAATTTTTAGCTATTCTTAATGCATAGCGATAATCAGGTAATCCACTTGATGCGGGTATTTGTTGAAAAACCTCTAATTCAACTATACTAGGATTACTTATTACAGGTCTATATCCTAGATTATAAGCTAAAGCATATAAATTTTCTCTTTCCTGGGCATATTGTAAAAAAGTTTCTTGTACTTGAGCGTCAGTATAGAAAGATAGTACATCTCCTACGTAAGAAGCCATTTCAATAAACATAGTACCAGGACTACCCTCAGAAAAGTCTTTTACATTATCCGGATAATATACTTCTGCTAGATTAATTAAGGCTTTTTTAAAATCCGAAAAGTCCTTATTTAAATAGCTTATGCCTTTTTTACTTGTATTATTATTAGTATTATATGCCATTAGTAATTAGTTTCAAAATCATTTGTAAAACTTAAAGTTACTGAGTCTTCTTCTTCATTATTAACAAGAGAATAATTTACGGTAACAAATAATTGGTGTCCTGCTATGCCTCCTGTTTTTATATTAATATTTTTTATTTCTATTTCGGGAACAAATTGATTTACTTGAGGGAGTACATATGCCTTTAGATCTTCTTCTGCTATTTCGGTTTGTTGTTCAAATAATCTATTTTTTAAACCCGCCCCAAAATTAGGTTGGTTTAATCTTTCTCCTGGAGACGTAGATAAAACATTAACTAATTTAGACTTAGCATGATCTTTAGTAGTATAATCTAAAGTAAATACTGTTTTCTTATTAAAAGGAAAGTGTATCCCTACCGCTGTTTTATCAGTTACATCTACAGGATCAATCCTAACAATC